TAATATTCAAGAGTCATTCTCTAATGCTTTCCAAAGTTTTGCTTCTGGTACTGTAAGCGCTGGTGATGCATTTAAGAATTTTGGAATTCAAGTCTTACAGCAGATTCAACAAATCTCCACTCAAATATCAACTAAACTATTTATGGGAGCAATCTTTAGTCAATTTCAAGGCGCTCTTGGTAGTATGGGTGGAGGAGGCGGAGGTTTAGGGTCACTACTTGGATTTTCAAGAGGTGGATTAGTAAAAGGCTATGCAGGTGGAGGATATGTAAATAGCGGTTCTGGATTAGTTGATGATGTGCCAGCAGTACTTTCTAAAGGAGAATTTGTTTTAAATCAAAGAGCAGTAAAATCACTTCAACAAGCTTATGGCCCTGGATTTTTACATTCTTTAAATGCTGGAGCAACAAGAGGTATGGCAGATGGTGGAGGATTCTCCAAAAACTTTAATAATGAATTTGCTGTAAGTGGAGCAGAAAATACGTCTGGATTAAATACTAAAAATATGCAATCTGGATTAAATGCTTTAGACGCTTATATTAATCAATTAAAGGGTGAAAATAATGTTGATCCAGCTTTAAGTAATTATGCTTTATCAGATACAGATAGTATTAAAAATCAAGAAAGAATGCAAAAAGAACTTGATTACAAAGATTATGTTGGATATTTAATGGATAGTTATAATCAAAATACATCAACAATGGTATCTGCTCAACAAGCTTACGCTAAAGAATTAGACGCTTATAATCAACAACAAAAACAAATGTTACAAAGCGGATTGATGAGCGCTATTATGGGAATAGCTGGTGGAGCAATAATGGGATTTGGTGGTGGAATGGGTGGTGGAATGGGTGGGCTTTTTGGACCAAAAGCTAGCTCATTTGCTATGCCAGGAGGCATGGGAGGAACATCAAGTGCTTTGGGTGGAAGTTACGGAGCAATAACTAGTCTTTACGGTGGGGCTCAAAAATCTGGAGGATTAAGTAGTTTATTTTCTTCTCAAAATTTACCAATGTTAGGAATGCTTGGAGCTGGAGTAGTGGGATCACCATTCTTGCAAAATATGTTAAAAGGAAATGGAACATCTTATGCGTCATCTTCTGGCAGAACAAGTTCTGGATTAACAACAAGTAATAGATTTCGCTTTGCAAGTGGAGGAATGGCACAAGATGATATTCCAGCATTATTAATGGGCGGAGAATTCGTTGTTAATAAAAATGCAGTAAAGAAATATGGTACAGGATTTTTTGAGAAATTAAATAACGGCCGAGTAAAAGGATTTGCTGATGGAGGACAAGTTGGAAATTCAATATTAGGTGGAGGAACAGAATCTACTTTAAATATAGATATATTAACAACAGCAATATCAGATTTAAATGAAACATTAAAAAATCAAAAAGATACTCAATCAGCTTCTGCTGGAGATACTAATAATATAACAATTCAAATAAGTATGGAATCTGACGGAAAAACAACAGAAAGTTCTCAAAACAATTCTGATTCATCAAATCCAAATGATGAAAATAAAAACTCTGATAAAGCAGCAAAAGAAAAAAATATGAAGGAATTTACTCAATTAATTAAAAATAATGTTATATCTACAATTATTGAGCAAAAACGTCCAGGAGGCTTATTAAGTAAAACTAATCAAAGTTAATTATGAATCTTAATAAATTTTCAAATAAAATGCTTAAAAGATGATCCTGGTTATTGTCCTTGACTGTTTTGTTTATAATCAATACGAGTTTTAATATATATGATAACTATTCCTTCTAAACCGCTCAAACTACTTAATTTAATAGTGTAAATCTTATATATGGAAAGCCTTTCTTTTAAACATGCACCCATAAGAATAGGAAGTGATTTAAATAATCTATCTTTCTTAGTAGCTACTAATGGAAATTGTAGCACAACAAATGCTCTAACAGAAGTCAAAGGAATAGGATATTATAACTCTTATCCACTTCAATCTCCTAATGGTTATATAACTAATAATGTATCTTTTCAATATCTTATACAAAATGATGATCCAATAAGATCTATATTAGAACTACATAAAAGTGGACAATTTGAAAATGCTACTCCATATTATGTTGATATTGGAGGTTTAACTTTTCAAAAATGTTATTTGGAAAGTTTTTCATTAAGTATTAATCCTAGCACAGTTGCTTCGGCGCAAGTTAATTTTATAAGTTATTCTCCTGTTAGTGGTCAATTTGGAAAATATCAATTACCAGCTAATACAACTATAAACGCAGACTTTTTACATGGTACAGAAACTACTATTTCAATTGGAGAATCCTCTGAATATTTTGGTTTAAATTATAATTTAAAATTGCAACATCAACCTATAAATACAATTGGCTCGAGTTATCCCAAAACAATAAAATTTCATGGTGTAGTAGAAGATTTAGAACTTACAGAAAATCTTTATAAAAGAATACTTTATACTGGTGATACAAAATCAATTACAATCAATTCTTCTGCAATATGTTCTCCAGATATAGACTATTCTATATCAATAAATGGTGCTCAATCTATTTCTGCTAGCGCAAGTACTCAAAATAACGGAGTCGTAACAACTTTAAGAAAGTTTACGAAATACTACTAATGTTTTATTCCCATAAAAATTTACCAATAACTTTAAAAGCATACAATGCCTCTGGAATCTTAGACTTAAAATATCCTAATTATAGTTTTGTGGCTCAAAATGTTTCATTAAATATTAATCCGAATGCAAATTTTATTTTCTCCGTGGACTACAAAAAACCATATAGAGGTATTAATGCTCAAGGATTAACGTCCACAATTCAAGTTAATTTTATAAGTCAAGTACCTTATGATAAAGTATTTTTTGATAATATATTTGCAGAAAATGGAGTAAAAAATAATTTCAAAATGACATTTGGAGATAGCACATTTGAAAGTGGTTATTTAAAATCTTTTAACGCTTCGATTGAGCCTAATAATTTAATTCAAAATCAAGCTGAATTTGTATTTTATAATACTGGAATTAATGGATTTACAGGAAGTGGCGGAAATGAAAATTATTCTATAAATTCCACATCTGGATATTATTATGCTCATGGCGCTAATACTCTTATAGCTTTTAAAGATGATTATAATGAATTTAGCAAACATCAAGTCAAAAGAATAGATTTCAGTTATTCCGCTAATATTCAACCAATTTATGATATAGATACCACATATCCTTCTAGAATAATATATAATAAAGAAGAAATTGACTTAGCAGTTGATCTAGATACTTATGGAGTCGGTATAAGAGATATAAATAATGTAATAAGTGGCACAAAAATCATATATACTGGCATGGCATCTCCTTCTAGCGGAATAGAGATATTCTTAAAAAATGGCTATTTAATGAATAAAAACTTTAATACTAAACCTAATGATATTATAAACTCTAGAATATCTTTAAAATACTTCATATAATCTATTAATGGAAAGATACACTGCCACAAAAATTCAAGATGGAATATTAATTAATGCTAATATATCCAATATACCTTTAAGAAAAAATACATTTTTAGTTTTTGATAAAGATTTATTTACTTTAAGAATTGATAGTTTTGATAACTATACTATACAAAAATTATTTAAGAAAATAGAAGCAGAAAATAAAATCCACATTTTTGAAAATACTAAAGAGTTTTCGATTGGTGATTATATAGATATTTACTATGAAGAATATGAATTTTTTGGATATAAAGAAGTCTCGAATAGAGAAGGGGTAATATATGAAAATCAAAATTTTTATCCACAAGACGGATTAGTTTCAAATAATAAAAAAACTATTTTAAGAGTATCAGAAATTGACGATACAAATCTAGATTTAGAAATGGAAGAAAAGGGAACTTACATAACGCCTCCAGAACAAGGAACTCCATTTGTAAGTGATGGAGGAGCAAAGATTTACATTGATCATTTTTATAGAAAATCAACAATAAAAAACTATCAAACAAATTTAATTCAAAATATAACTTATAGAGATAATTTTATCGTCTTAGATTTATTAAATCCCTTGCCTCAAAATGTAAAAGAGGGATTAGTAATAGTAAATAAAATTTTAATAAAAACTTATACTGATATATCTAATTTAAATAAAGATCATGAACACTTTTATGTTGTACAAAATAAATTACCATACCTAAACCTGCCATTTCCAGAGATTGAAGACGAGATTGCGTCAAAAATGCTTGAAGATATTTTTTTAAAAATAGATAACAAATTCATGCAAATAGAAAAAACATTACTTGAAATAAATAATAAATTAGAAAAAAAATAAATTACATATATAATATATATATGAACATTCCTAATGATTATCCTTTTCTTTCAAAAGTATTTCTTGAGTTAGTATCAAACCAACAATTTAAAACCGCTTTTCAAGCTATTGCGCCAGAAATTTACGCTGATATAGAAAGTGCAAGTACTAATCCAAACTGCAGTTGTAGGGCTAAAGTCGAAAATTATGTTAATACAAATAAGCAAAAAGCTCTTGATTTTTTAAATAATTTTATTGAAAATACTGGAACAGAGGTTAATCTTCAATCAATTACTCAAAAATATACAGTAAAATCATATTCTGGAGTAGTCGAGAAAGTTAAAGTTTCAGAATGGCAAACTTTTCAAAATCGGTTGGTTCAAGAAAGAGCAAATTATAGAGCATTTTCAACTTCAAAAATTGATGATGAGTATGTTAACGTATTCTTTCTATGATATTCTTTGAGCTTCTTACTTATATAATATTAAGCTTAGGAGTTAGTTTTGTTTGGAGTTTTTCTGATATATTTGCGCCAGTAAGAAATTTTATTGCAAAGATTCCATATATTAGGCGACCACTATTATGTCCAGAATGTTCTAGTTTTTGGATGGGAGTTTTTACTACTTTATTTTACAATCCTCTTTACTATACTCTTGGAATCTTTTCTTTTCCATTCTGTGGATTAGCAACTCATCTTTTTGCTTGTTTTTTATATAAAATTTATTTTAAAATTAAAAGTTAATATTATTAGTCCGATCTATTGTATCTTCATTCTGTAAATTATTTCTATTTGTGATTGGAAGAACAGGTCTGCTAAAAGCTTGATAAGTCAAATTGACAATAGAAGAATCACCAACTGATCCTTGATAAGATTCTCCAAGAAATATAGCTTCATTAAAGTTAAAAGATAAAATAGAAGATCCATTTGGATTTTTAAAATCTTTAAATGTTATGCCTAAAGATTCTATCTTGTATTGACATAATAAATCTCTTATATTTTTAACTTGATAATCATCAACTTTGATGCCAAATGTAAGATTTGTAATAACTGGCGGATTTGTTATGATCTGAAATGGATAAGAGCTACCTAACTTGTATAGTATATTTCTATTTGTATCTATTGTTAATGTGAAATTTTGAAGCCTATTAAACTCAAAATCATTTAAAGTTACTTCTATGTCTCCATAATCTGCTATTGTTATATCATTTTTAGGCAATATTGATAAGCTTTTATCTACTCCTTCTCCAAATTCGCCAAGTACTGTTAAATTTGCATTAAGTGTTGGTATTTGATTAACAGCACAAGAAATAGAATAATTATTTAATACGCCCGAATTAAAAGCAAAATATTTATCCTTATACTCTAAATATCCACTAAATGTAGTATCTCCAGTATAATTAATAAAATTATCAGAATCTATTAAAAGTTTATTAACTGTTACTTCGGCTGTTACTGGTTTAGAATGAACAAAAATACCAGTTTCCATACCAAGATATCTTGTGAGATCTATTGGTAAATTATAGTTAAAACTAAAGTCCTGTATTCCTAAAACTTCTTTAGAGTCTATGAATAACCTTTGATTTTCTTTTACAATTCTTCTTAACATTATAAATTAATTACACTATTAATAAGTGTAATAATACTAAAGGTGTAAGGTAAAAAATGAGTGATTTATCATTATATAAAGTTGATGCTTGGAATTCTGTTCCTTTTTATAGCAAGAACGACATAGTATTATATGGTGGTTATTACTATTATAGTTTAGTTGATAATAACCAAAACCGTACTCCAACTAGTGCAACTTCTAATGTTTATTGGGGAGGGTACAGGTCTTATTCTTCTTTAGCAAAAACTGAATTTTTTTGGAAACCAACCTACGCTTCCCAGTTGCAAGTGAAACCAGCAGTAAATCTTATAAAATTTGGTAATGGATATGAACAACGTATTGCGGATGGAATCAATAATAATCTTCAAAAGTTTAATTTAAATTTTGAAGGTAGAGATAAAAATGAAACTAGAGCAATTGCTCATTTCTTGCATAAAAGAAAAGCTGTAGACTCATTCTTTTTTGACGCTCCATTTCCATATAATTTCGATATATCTCAATCTTATCCAAAAAGATTTATTTGTGACGAGTGGGATGTGGCTTATAATTTTTATAATAATTATAATATAACAGCAAAATTTTCTGAAACAGCAAATGTATGAGTATTAATTCTTACGCGCAACTTGGTACAAAAAAAATATCTACAGAAGGTTCTCAATTTAATCCATCTGCTTTAGTAAGTTTATATGAATTTGATTTCAGAGATTTTGGAAAAAATAGAGACGATCTAGATTTAGCGGAATTAAGTTTTGCTGGTGACATTCCAATACCATATAATGACGCAGGAAATCTTCCATATTATGATAGTACGGAAATAGATAGTCCACTAGGAATTTTACGTTTTCATAATATGACTATAAACTATGAAAATATTAGTTCAAATTCAAGTAGTCCAGCTTTATTCAATCAAATAATTTGGCAAGGAAAAAGATATGTTCCATTTCCAATTATAATCGAAGGATTCGAAATGATGGCTAGAGGTACTTTACCAAAACCAAAAATAACTTTCACTAGTCAAAATCAAATTGACGCATATGATAACTTTTTTATAAAAATAAAAAATACAATAAGATCTATTGGCGATATTATTGGTTTGGAAATTACTAGAAAAAGAACTTTTTTAAAATATCTTGACGCAGTTAATTTTAAAAGCAAGGGTGGAATCATAAATGACGATGATTTTGTTATTGATCCAGATCCTTACGCTCAATTAAATCCAGATATTTATTACATTGATAGAAAATTAAAAGAAAATAAAAATGTTTTACAATATGAATTAAGTTCAATTTTAGATTTAGAAAATATAAGACTTCCACTTAGAACATTATATAGTGAAGCTTGTTCTTTTGATTATAGAGGAGAAGGCTGTGGATATGGCAATAATGTTTATGGCGCTGAATTAAATGGTGGAGCACCAATTGCAAATGATAAAGATGAAGTTATAAGTACTTTATTAGGAACTGGTCTTTCTGCTGGAAACCCACTTTTATGGGATAAGGCAAATGCTCAATCTTATTCAAAGGGAAAATATGTTTATGTTGATTTAGATGGAATTAAGTATTATTTTGTTTCAAAAATAAATAATAATACATATTCTCCATTTAATACTAATTATTGGATTGCAGATCAATGTTCCAAAAGATTAAAAGGATGCAGGAAAAGATTCAGTAGTCCATTACCGTTTGGAGGATTTCCAGCAACTGCAAAGGAATTATAATTATGGTTGAAATAGAACTACATGGTATATTAGCAGAAAAAATAAAAAAAAATAAATGGAGTCTGGCTGTAAATAGCTTTGGTGAAGCTGTTAGAGCCATAGAAGCTAATACTAAAATTTTATATAAAACTCTTTATGAGCTAGAAAAAGATAATTTAAAGTATAGAGTCCTTATAAATAAAAAAGATTTTAAAATTTTTAAAAATCCAGATGAAATTGAGAATGATCTTGAAAAAGCCATTTATTCAAATTTAACAACAAATTATGAAACTGGAGATTTGAAAAGTATTGATATTATTCCAATTATAGAAGGATCTGGTGGCATAATGAATGCTATTCTGGGAGTTGTTATGGTTGTCGTTGGAGTGGTATTAATATTTACTGGAGTTGGTGCAATTTTTGGAGCCGCTTTAATTTTATCTGGACTTGCTTTAGCTGCATCTGGATTTTTATCTCTTTTATCTTCGCCTCCTCCATTTGTAGCACCAGAATTTCAAGCTCCAGATGTAGCAGGAGCAAAAAGTGGTGGTGGAAAATCTTATATTTTTGATGGAGCAACGAATACTAGGGGTGAAGGTGGGCCTATCCCAATAGGATACGGAAGACTTGTTGTTGGTTCTAAAATTGTCAGCGCTACATTTAATACTAGTTATGTTAAAAATACTGAATCAAGGACAACTTAATGAATCTAAAAAAAGATAATAAAAAAATTTATCCTAAAGTTTTAAGAGGTGCGGGTGGAGGAGGAGGAGGAGGTCAAAGTTGTACTCCTAGCCCACCACCAGATCCTCATACTCCTGTAGAAGCGAATGAAGGTATTTATAAATATGGATCAAAAGGTTTTTCTAGAACAGAAACTGAAGTTACAGATCTAATTTGTGAAGGACCAATCGAAGGTTTGGTTACTGGAAAATATACTTTTATTGGTCAAGCGAATCAAATTGGTTGGACAAGCTATAACTTTAATACATATCCAACAAATAATCCTTATTTAAGATCAGTATTTTGGAAAAATGTTTCATTAATTGATGATGCTGGAAATTATAATTATTCTCAAATTAATTTTAGATATGATAATGGAAATCAAACTACCACAACAAATTTAACCAGTAACTTACCATCTTATTATAGTCCAAATATTCCACAAGCCTCTAGAAGTTTACCGATAGGAGAGACTTTAAGATATGGGCCAAATTTTGCTAAAAGTTATGATTTTAAAAGCACAAACATAACCGCATTAATATTATCGTTAAAAATAACATCTCTTTATGATCAACAAAATGATCCAAACGTAGACAAGCAAACTTTTGATTTAGGTTGTGGTCAAACTGTTAAAATATCTCAAACCGCAGGAGATATTAGAGATAGAGAAATAAAATATGCATTTAAAGTTTTTAAAATAACTCGTTCTGGAACTACATTAGTAATATCAACTACTGGAAGTTCAAAGGGAAAAATTACTTCTGGATTTATTGATACTTTTAGATTTGATTTACCTGCTAATGCAAATACTGACGAATTATTAGGATGGAGAATGGAAATAGAAAGAACTACCCAAGAGAGTACGGTAGCAAATTTAAAAGATTTTGTTACAGTAGATGCAGTTACAGAAATTCTTTCTGAAAATTACATATATCCTAAAACTGCAATTTTTAAAAGTTTATTTACCTCAGAATATTTTTCAAATGTTCCAGATAGATCATATGACGTTAAATTATTAAAAGTTAAGATTCCATCTAACTATGATCCTATTTTAAAAACTTATAATGGTG